CGCTATCGCTAGCGGTACGACAGCGACGTTCAGTGTGGAGTTCCCGACCGGGGCGATCGCAGCAGGAACGATTATCGAGATCGACACCGAGTTGATGTACGTCACCTCCACCAGCGGGTTGAGTGTGACGGTGATGCGTGGCTATGCGGCGTCTACCGCCCCTGCCGCTGGTCATATCGACGACTCGATTATCCGGGTGAACCCTCAGTACCCGTCGCATCAGATCCTTGATTTCCTCAACGACGATCTGAATGATTTGTCCTCCCCGAACAACGGGCTGTACCAGATCAAGACCAAGACGTTCACCTATTCTGCCGCCACCCAGGGTTACGACATGAACGCTGATGTGGTCGGTGTCCACCGGGTGACGTTCACTGATCCGGGTGCTGATAAGTCGGAGCCGGAGGTACGCCGCTGGTCGATACGCCGTAACCGTGATACCGATACGTTTGCTTCGGGGGTTGCCCTGGTTCTAACTGATGCACCCATGCCGGGGCAGACGGTGCGGGTTGAATACTCAGCGCCGTTCACGACGCTTGCGAGTGAGTCGTCTACTTTGGCGAGCACCGGCCTGCACGCTGAGGCGTACGACCTGCCGTCCTTGGGGGCTGCCCTGGGGTTGATGACCATGAAGCCCATCCCAAGAGAGTCAGTGACCTCCCAGGGGTCTGTGAGGCGTGCTGAGGAAGTACCTTCGGGTGCGATCTCGGCGAGCCTTAGGGATCTCAGGTTCCGTAGACAGGATCGGATCACAGCAGAGGCGACTCGCTTGTCGCGTTTGTACCCTGTGCAATGGGTCCGTTCCGGGAGGTAGACGATGGCAGCCGGAGATGGCTTCGATGTCATCATCGACGGCCGCGGGTACATGGTGGATCACACCGCGTATCGGCGGCGGACTGTTCCCTCGCAGAAGGAACAGCGTGACACCAGCACGGACGTAGGGGAACAGACTCTTTCGGTGGCTGGGCAGTGGGTCCGGTCGCAAACCGATTGGGTTCATGGTGCCGGCCAGGAGCATTACGACTTCCCTGACTCAGACCGGGCTCGGTTCCTGTCGTCGAAGAACGTAGATGTGTTCTCGGCCAAGGGTGAGGTTTCGATTACCCGTGAGCCTGAGGCGAAGATCACCGGGACGAACTCGAACCTGTACGCCAAGTTGGTGAACGGCACCGTCTTTTACTTTTCCGACGGGACGGATTTGAAGTACGGCAACCCGAACGCATCGGCGTCACCGTCTTTCACATCCACCCCAATGGGTGGCACGATCACCGACTGGACTTCTGATGGGGCCAGCGTGTACGCCACCATCGGGTCTGCGGTCAAGAAGGGCACAGTGTCTAATGCGACGACCGCTTCGACCATCGGGTCGTTCGCAGGCGATGTCATCGAGTTCGCCAACGGCCGGCTGCTCGCCACTGACGCAGCCCGCATCGTGGAACTCAGCGCAGCCGGCGCGGTACTCACCTTCGACAAGACGTTGGCCGGGACCTGTGTTGGTATCAAGGGTGGCCCGCAGTCGATCTATGCAGCGTTCAACCAGAACGGCCAAGGGGTGCTCTACACCATTGGGATCTCTGCAACGGATGGTTCCCTTACCTACCCTGTGCCGGCCGCTGTGCTCCCCGTCGGGGAAACATTCAATGGCCCGTTCGGTATGGACACGTTCGGCAGCGTGATAGGTGTAGCGACCTCAGCCGGGTTCCGGCTTGGAGCGATCAGCCCGAACGACAACCAGTCTGTGACCTTCGGTCCTGTCATCGACGTAGGTGGGGCTGTCTATTCGGTACGCATCTCAGGCCGGTTTGTTTACTGGGGTACGAAGAACGGTGACACCTACAAGGGTGACCTGTCTACGTTCATCGAAACTTTGGTTCCCGCATATTCCAGGTTCGTCGCCTGGGATTCAGATACCAAGGGAAACGTGCAGAGCCTCGAGGTGGTGGACGGCAAGGTGTTCTTCACTGACAGCCTCGGTGAGTTGTACGGCGAATCGTATGCAGGTACTAAGTCTGCAACCGGTGAGATTTCAATGGGCGTTGTCACATACGGGACTATCGCCCCGAAGGTGATCCGCTCAGCAGCAGCACGGTTCAGCAAAGCGAACATGGCCCCCGGCACAGGAGACATCGACTACCGGAACACGGGCTACGACTACGCCGCCAGTGGTACCAACTATCGGGGGACGACACCTGTATCACCAGGTTCGTTGACCGTCAGGATCACAGACGACGAGAACATTTCAACGGATATCGCCCTCAGCGCGGCTACCACCGAAGCGGCTTTCGCCCCGACGAATGCCGACGTGTCCAATGAGGCGTTGACGTTGGCGCTAATCTTGACCCGTGACACAACAGACGCGACCACCGGCCCCGTCGTTCAACGCTGGTCACTCAACGCTCGGCCACAACCGAGCCGGCTTGAAGAAATCGTGGCCCCTCTACTGTTGCACGGCAGGGTCTCTACTAATCATGGGGCTGGCGCTGCGGTGGGCTATGACTCGCAAGACGAGTACCTGGCTCTCCGGGCAATGGCTATGACAGCGCAGACGGTGATCTTCCAGGAGGGGGAACGCACCGAGAACGTAACCGTGGAGGATTTGGAACTCGCTCCGATTCGTTATTCGGACGACGGATCATGGTGGGAGGGCACATGCCTGGTGCGACTCATAACGGTTCCGTAAGCCTCAGCACTTACATGCTGACCCGGAAGTCTCCAGGGCGGTGGGTGGATTCTCTCCCGGCTGAGATAGTGGACGAGATCATGGGGTCTAAGGCTGGGCCAACGATCGTGGCTGACTGGTTGTTGACCCTCGGGTATGAGGGTGCGACCCCTAAGAAATGCGAAGTGCTGACGACGAGCCGAAACAAACTTGCCGACGCTTGAGGAGCACGACGATCAAGTCGCCGTGCTCGACCGGCTAGGCCGCGTCGAACGTGCCCACGCTAAAGCCAAGACGGAACTAGCGATAGCCCGCAAACAACTCAGCCAACTCCGTGATTGCGAAGCGTCGCTCCGAGCCCGGCTTGAACTGTTCGAGAGACCAATGGGTAAACCCCCGACCTGGCTTACCCCTAAGCGCCCGAAGAAATCGACAGCCACTGTGCTCGTCATGCTCTCGGACCTGCACCTCGACGAGGTTGTGGAGCCTGCCGAGATCGGCCATGCGAATGCGTACAACAGGAAGATCGCAGAGCAACGGCTTGAACGCTGGACCGAGAAGGTGTTGGAGATGTCTCGGGACTACGTTGCCGGCATCACGATCGACGGGGCAGTCGTCTGCCTGGGTGGCGATCTGATCTCTGGCGACATCCATGAGGAACTCGCGGAGACCAACGAAACAACCAGCCTCGATACCGTCGTGTATTGGGCACCGATACTGGCTGGTGCTCTCCGAGTTTTGGCTGACCACTTCGGCAAGGTGCATGTGCCATGCGTGGTGGGTAACCACGGGCGGACAACTCGTAAGCCCCGGATGAAGTTGCGTGTCAAGACCAACCTCGACTGGTTGCTCTGCACGATGATCGCCAACCACCTTGCTGCCGATGACCGGATCACCTGGGACATCCCGGAAAGCGCCGATTGTTTATTCGAGATTTACGACACGAAGATCCTGTTGACTCATGGCGATCAGGTCAGTGGTGGCGGCGGGGGGTTGGGTGGTTTGTTCGCTCCGCTGTTCAGGTTCAAGGCGAAGAAGCGGGTCAACACAGAGTTCGACCTGCTAATGCTCGGCCATTTCCACACGCTGATACTGGCTCCGACTTCGGGGTTTGTATGCAACGGCAGTCTCAAGGGACCGGATGAGTTCAGCCGGCTGATGAACTTCCCTGACGAGGAACCGCAGCAGGCGTTCCTTGTTTGCACACCAGAGCATGGACCATCCATCCAGGCACCCATCTTTGTACGACACCCTAAGGAGAACTGGACATGACATTCAAACGGGACACGTTCGAGAGGTTGGCTGCCACGGCAGTCCAGGCGTTTCTATCTGTGTTCGTTCTCACGGATATGGCTACCACTGAAGCGGCTTTGGTCGCGGCTGGTGCCGCTGTGCTGTCGATGCTGAAAGCCATGTTGGCGAAGTCATACGGCACGGCAGGGACGGCTTCCCTAGTGGACTGACTTGCGTAGGTGGGGGAACCTGGGGTACGATTGCGGTGTCGCCTAGCCCTGAGGAGGGACGAGCATGGACACCGCACCCACGGACGAGCACGGTTTTGTTGCCACGATTCTTGAGACGTACATGCGTCACGAGAACACGGAGGAAGGCGGTCGTCCGACTGCCTTCGGTACTGCCTTGCGGGGGAGTTACTCCCGGAAGTGTGCCCGGCAGTTGGGGTTCTCGATTGCCGGCGTCCCTGAGACTGAGGACATCAGCCTCGAAACGCTCATCAACTTCCTGCTTGGGCGCATCGTCCACGAGAAGATCCAGGATGCGCTGGCGAATCTTGTAACCGGGTTCGAGTCGGAGGTTCCTGTTGACCTGCGACCGTTGGGTTACGACTTGTCAGGCCACATCGACGGCCGGCTCCCAGAGGGCAAGGACGTGTACGCCCTGGAAATCAAGACGGTCAATGCTTTCCCGTCGAAGTTGGTGAGGGATGAGGGGCCACGGATTGACGACCTGGTTCAGGCCGGCATCTATGCAGTGGGGCTCGAAGGTTGCGTCGGTGTCCACATGGTGTATGTGTTCAAGGAATCCAGTTTCCGGGACAAACTCCGTCAGGGTGAGATCATCGAATACCGGGTCCCGTTGGATGAACACTACGGGGATGAGTTCGGGCCACTGGGTGCCAGCACGTTGCGCGAGTTGGTGACTGAGGAACTCGAACGGTTGAAGGAGATCGGGGATCTGGTCAAGAACGACATCATCCCACCACGGGACATCCCAGGGTTTGGCCGGGTGGATGCCCCCCCTGGGTATGGGGACAAGAGGGGGCAGCCGTGGCAGTGTCGCTTCTGTCGATGGAACCGGGTGTGCTCGGTGATGCCGTCTGATCGTGTGGGTCTGGTCAATGCGCCGATCCATGTGCAGCAGAACTGGGGGTCCACCGATGCTTGATGCGTTCACGGTGGAGATAGATCACATCGGTACGGAAGCGGAAGGCCAGACGTGGTGTGATCTTCTGGACGTGGAGCCTCCGTCGCAGAGGGTAGGCCCGGTCCCGACCATCACGAAGGCCACCCCCGGTGCGAAGCGGTGGCACGTCAGGGACGATGATGGCGAACTGTATTACTCGGGGTGGCTGGTCGGGGATCAGACCTGGGAGGTGGTGTGTGATTGGGCGTCCGGTTATGCCGGTGCCCCTCACGTCTTTGATGGTCGCTGGCGGCAGGTCATCGGCTGATGGGGATTGACGGCTTCACGTTCAACACTCGGACAGCAGAGCGGCGGTTCTCGGAAGCGCCAAGCAACCTGTGTGTGTGCGGGAGAGACATCGTGAACCACACGTTGAAGGAGAAGCGGGCGTGTAAGCCGGGGTCTAAGGAAGCGATCCTGGCAGCGGAGGGGGCGGGCTGATGCGATCGGATGCTGATGGTAGGGACCGCCGGTTCGTGAAGTGCCCGTCGTGTGTGAGACATTTCATTGGGCTGCGGATAGTGGAGTTGTATGACAACTGCTGCCATGCGTGTGGCTCTGCTCTGGATATAGCCAATGCGGAATGAGGAGACTATGAGGAAGTTCGATCGACTATTGCTGGGGTTGGGTGTGGGGATCTGGCTTGGATTCCTAGTGGGGTTTCTGTGGTGGATGTAAACACGGATTCCTACTACGAGCCACCCGAGGAGCCAGAACTATGCGCTGCTTGTGACGGCGAAGGCTGCGCTCAGTGTGATGTCGGCATAGCGGGGGATGCGTACGCTGACATGCTGATGCAGCGGGCGAAGGACGAGCCCGATTACGACCGTCCATACGATGAAGTCCATGAAGCATTCAAGGAGGCTGACGATGAGTGAGAAAGAACAGCACGCTGAGGCGAGCGATCAACTGCGGGCGTTCCACGAGAAGTGGTTTCAACCGCCGAAGGCCCTGATCGGGCAGATGAGTCGGGGTGGTACGACCCTGGATTTCCTTGGGCATGGCAACGCGACTCGTGCGCTGATCGAGGCTGACCCGTTGTGGCATTGGAGGCCGATGGCCCAGGATGAGAATGGGTTGCCGAAGTTTGATCTCGATAAGAACGGGGAGCCGGTCGGGCTGTGGATTGTGCTGACCCTTCACGGCAAGAGCCTTCCGGGCTACGGTTCTGTTGAGGCTAGGAAAACAGAGAAGGTCAAGGAACTCATCGGTGATGCGATCCGGAATGCAGCCATGCGCTTTGGGTTGGCGCTGGCATTGTGGATCAAGGATGACGAACTTGGCATGACCTTCGCGGGGGCAGAGACAGTCAATGTCTCTCGCTCTAACAAGGGCGGTTCGGGGGCGGGTGCCCCTCCACCTGCTTCCGATGCCCCCGCCTCCCCGGTTGACCTGGCAGTGGCAGCAGCGATCAAGGTGGTTGCTGTACGGAACAAGGCGTTGGGTCGTAGCGACAGTGAGTTGAGGTCGCTGGCAACGGAGGCGTTGGGCCGGCCCGTGAAGAGCCGGGCGGACATCCGTTCCCACGAGGACGTGGAGAAGATTGACCGTGCGTTGGACCTGATCGAAACGCCGGCGGCAGCGCCGGCAGAAGGAGAAGCAAAGTAATGATCCGAGTGAGTGGTGATGGCAACATCTGTCAGGACATGACGCTTCGGTACGTCCAGTCGGGGCGGGCGGTCATCAACCTGCGACTGTCAGTGTTCTCGAAGAAGGTGAACGACGGGCCGAACGAGCGGTTCTTTATTGACCTGACCTTGTGGGGTGAACTCGCAGAGAACGCAGCGGAATCGTTTGGGAAGGGGGACTCGGTGCTCTTCACGGGTGTCCTTCAGGAGGAATCGTTTACGAAGCGTGACGGTGAGGAACGGAAGTCGCTGAAGATTATCGGCGACATGGTTGGCCCGTCGCTGCGGTATGCGACAGCCAAGACAACGGTGGCACAGAACAGCACGTTCCAGTCGGACGATGTGAAGCGTGAAGCGGTGAGCCGGCAGGATGAGATGGTCCAGGACGCTCGGGCTTCCACCGATGAAGAGCCCTTCTAGTGTCGTCGTCGGCGAACAAACAGAAGGGCACCCGGTTCGAGCGTGAGGTGGTGGAGTTCATCGCGGAGCGTAAGCCGTATGCGGTGGAGCGTCGGGCACAGTTCGGTGCATTGGATCGTGGCGACATCGTGGGTGTCCCTGACTGGGCGCTTGAATGCAAAGCCGTGCAGGACTGGTCGAAGAAACTCGGGGCGTTTGTGCGTGAGGCAGAGATCGAAGCGGTGAACGCCCGTGTCCCTTTCGGTGCTGTCATTGTCAAGCGCCGTAACGATTCGGTTGGCCGGGCTTACGTCGTGATGTCGTTGGACCAGTTCGTGGAGGTACTCCCGTGAGAACGCCGGGTGTGCTGAGGTGGTTCCGAACGAAGCGGGAACTCATCGAGGAGATCAAGTTGCTGGAACGTGTGTATCGGAGGGCATGTGAAGAACAAGGCTGTCGCCCTATTCAATGACCCCGCTTACCTCTCGACTTCGCCGTCTGCTCAGGCTGACCGGCTGGTCGAAGCGTGGCGGTCGGTGCCGGAAACCAGGCCGATCATCTGGACGGATCGGAAGAGGAAAGTCTTTGCTCACCGAGTTCGTGAGGCGATCGAGGCTGGCTTCGAACCTGAGATAATCATTGCTGCTCTGGGTGTCGTGTACCTGGGGCGGGAGGTCATCAGCCAAGCAGCCTGGGATACGGCGTTGGACATGGCGACCAGGAAGAATGCTGCTGTTAGCGACTATCGGTTGACGGACACGCAGCGATCCATACTCGGCGAGCAGGGACTAGGAAGGTAAGGTCAGTGGATGATCGACGTAACTACCTGGTTCGACGACGCGATCGTTGTGCCATCCAATCGGGACGACTCGCGGTTCCTGGGGGTGCGGTTCGATGACCCGGACAACAAGGAAATCATCTTGTTCTTTGGGCGTGGCGACTGGGACCAGGACCGCAGACTCACGGAGATGTGCGATACGGCCTTGTCTATTACCCGAGGCAGCCTCGCTCAACTATCCCAGTTGTTCCTTCAGATGGCACTCCACATGGACGAGGACCATGACTCCCAATCCGAGAACGGCTCAGGCCCAATCGGTTGGGAGCCGATGTAGCCCCGTGGGGACAGACCCGACGCCGGGCTGGTACCGGAAGGCTTTGTGTAAGGGACAGACGGAGTTGTTTTATACAGATGAACCTGGGCGTCCCAGTTCGGTACGGCTGGCTGTGCCGCTCGCTGTGTGTGCTGCCTGCCCTGTCAAGGAGGACTGTCTTACCGATGCGTTGGCTCGGCGTGAGCCGTACGGCATCTGGGGTGGCACGACTCCGCGGCAGAGATCCCGAATGCTAGGTGTTGATCTCAGCACCATCCGAGACCTGTCGTCAGAAACCTGGCGTCGTTATGGGAGGAAAGCCGATGGCTGATCTTTGTCCTGACTATGAGTTCCCGTCGCCTGGACGTAACAACCAGTACCCGTGGGAGACGTGGCTCGATGGGGAGTGCCGCAAGATTTACTTGGACGACATCGGTTCGATCTCGTTGCAAGAGTTCGCTCATTACTTTCGCCGGCGTGCGAAGGGTGAGGGCATGAAGGCCCACGTTCGACGGACTGATTACAACGAACGGCAGCGGGAATACATGGCGGTCATGGTGCAGGCGTACCATGACTGACGTGGTGAAGTGCCCCATCTGCAACGGCGCGCCGCGGTACCAGCGTGGGCTGCCATGCGAGTTGTGTTATAGCCGACCGACTGGGGCAGAGAAGGAGCGCAACGGTGACTGACGAGGAGACACGACGAATCCTGTTTCTTCTGTCGTCGATCTGGAACCAGAAGGTGAGCGAACCAACGCTTGAGGTGTGGAGGAAACGGCTCGGTGGCTTCGATGATTACAACGCTGTAGTCGAGAGCATCGAGAGGTTGACTGATACCTCCAGTTACTGGCCGAGCATCGCGGATGTTGTCGAGACGTACAAGGCAGTGACGCGGGCATACCGGTACCACCCAAGCACACATGCCTTGCCTCCCCCCACGGGTGAGCATGTGAGCCAGGCTGTGAGCCTGGCAATGGTGAAGCAGTGTCGGGTAAACCTGGATGCGTCTGGGTGAGGGTTGCTCTGTCGGGTCTCTTTGTAGTTTAGGAAGTCAGGGTTGTGGGGGAGGGCTGCGTTGCCGGGTCTCTTTTGTGCTGGCGCAAGCAAGGCTTTGGGGGAGGAGGTACACCGTAAGGTGGACCGAGCCCCCCGCACCGGGGGTGGGGTTCCGGGGCACAGCCTGAGGTCGGTTGCTCAGGTTGTGGGGCGGAGGTGTTAGCGCCCTGGGCATGGCGTCTGCGTAGTTTGCGGGCGGTGTGCGCTGGGCTCCTTGCTCTGTTGTCGCTTGTCGCTTGTCGCTGGCGCGGGTCGCAGGTGCTTACTGCGACTAAGAGATGGGCTGTCCCTAGCCACCAGGCCGCCGGCCATATCGGCGGCCTAGTGGTTCGGTAGTTGCTATGCCGCTGAGGGTCCAGTCCCGGCGGGGTCGTGGGCTGTCCAGGTGAGTGAGTCAGTCCAGGAATACAGTGTCTGGAAGTGGTGGGCTGGTCGGTGAGAGGTGATGGTGATGCGGGACATCTCTTCGCGATCGGTGGCGCGTCGAGCGACTGCGGCTCCCACCATCCAGGTCTCGCAGAGAACAACGAGTCGGTTGGTTAGCCCTGCCGCTGTGCCCCAGTTGGACATGAACTGGTCCTTCATCGTGACGTAGATGGGGGACTCGGGTATGTCGGTGTGGCTTCGGCTGTTCCCGTGCTGGTCTGTGCGGCCGGTCATGGTGTGGCCTCGACGACGGAGCCGTCGGGCTGGTGCCTGATTGAGGGACAGCCGGTGTGCGCTCGTGAGTACCGAGCCTCGGCGTCGGTGCCGTGCCGGTCGAGGACCATAGGGCCGAGTTCTCTGATGTGTACGGCACGGTAGCCACGGGCTACGAACTGGTTGTAATCGTAGAGAGCACGGGAGAAAGCGTGCTGCCCTGTCGATGCTCTCCAATCGCAGTCCCGGTCGTCGGTGCTGTTGGTCGCTGTGACTATGTAACTGGGGTGGGTCATGTCGTTGTCCTTTAGTGGTAGGGGGCCGCCCGCCCCAGATGGGACGGGCGGCCGTGGTTAGGAGGTGTTACTTCTTCTTGCCTGTGGTCGTGATGAGGACCTGCCCGCTGTCTTTGTTCACGTTCGTCTTGATCGTGAAGCCCAAACGGTGTGCGGCCTGGATAGTGGACTGTCGCATCATCTCCGGAGAGATGGTGAAGTCGGTTCCGTGTTCAAGCAGAACCATGCCCACGTCCTTGCCTTTCGGAATGGTGATCCATTCCGTCCAGGGGTAGAGGCCCCTGGTACCTGCCCCGTGTTTCAGGACACCGGCCCATGCAGGCCGGGATGTAAGTCGCTTCGCCATGTTGTCACCTCCCTTCTGTGGTCGGTAGTCGGTTGCGGTTATGGGGCGAGGGGCCGTGAGGCACCCCGCCCCGGTGGGGGGGACAAGACAGGAGGTACCGGACACGCTTGCTTGCGTGTCAGTGTTGGTTCTCATGCTGTCCCCCCCATCCCCCGATGGAAGTCGGGGGAGGTTGGTGTTAGTTCGTGCGGATGCGGTGGCTGACGCCACTCATCCAGGCCGGCCAGACGTGCGCTGCCGCTGTGTCGGAGTATGTCCTGAGCACGGTGTTGCTGTCCTGAAGGGCGATGCTGAGTCCTGAGACGAGGAGTTCCAGGTCCTGAACTCGCTGTGCCAGGGCGGTGAAGCCTGGGGTGTCGCCTTCGTTGACGGTTATGCGGATCGGGTCGCCCTCGATGTGAGCACCGGCGCTGGCTGCGTCGGCCTGGTCCTTCAGGAAGTGGAGTGTTCCCACATCGTTCCGGATCGACTCCTTGATAGCCCAGTCCACGGCGTCGAAGTAAGACCGCCATTCCCCGCACCCGGCTTGCATGGACTTGCCGGTGAACTCAGAGTCGAGGCGAGATGTCATGTCGCCCCAGGTGATGGACCCATCGCCGTCGTTCTGGACCTCGTGCGCTGCCTCACGCCCCGCCTCCCAGCCGGACTCCTGTCCGGCCTGGGCTCCGGATTCGCTTCCGGCTTCTGACCCTGCTTCGGAGCCCGCCTCGAACGCTGCCTCCCTGAGACTGTCGCTCTCAAGTATGCACTCGGTGACGCTGGCGACGAGTGAGTCGGCAAGTCCTGCGGTGACGCTCTCCCTGATGGGGTCCATGAACTCGTCGGTGGAGAGTACCTCCGCGAGTCGGTGGTTATCTATGTGGGCTGTTATCTCTATCATTGCGGCACCTCCTGGTGCTTGTAGAACCTGACGGCAGGATTGCCGTCAGGGATTTCACCCCTCCAAGGGAGGGGGGAGAGACCCCCCGGCCGAAGCCGGGGGGTTCGGTATCCTCAGACCAACGGGGGGGCCGGGTTGAGGATCTCTCGGGCCGCCTCGATGGCGGCCATCTGCGAAGCGACGTCGAGCACGTCATCCTGCGCAGCCTCTGGGATGGGCTCGCGGCCCATGTCCCAGTCGGGGTAGTTCTCGACTTTGATTCCGCTAAGTGCGGGGTAGTCGAGTACTCGGACTATCTGATCTATGAGTGTCATGGTAGGTACCTCCTAGTACCGGGGGATGTGTCATCCCCCGTAGCCACCAACGCCTCAGCGTTGGTGGCCCAGGGGTATTAGTTCATCGCTGTTTCAGCGTTGGCGATCATGTCGTGGAGGGTGGTCCACTCGATGGCGGTCTCGCCTACTACTGCGAGTCCGAGAACCCGCTCGGGCTGGCCGATCCGGATGTGTGTCCGGAACGGTTCGTCGGCGAGTGCAGTCAGGGTCACATAGTCGGCGTGAACGGAGACGAACATGCCTCGGTGGTCGTCGAGGGTGGCGAATGCGAAGCCCTTGTCTACGTCCAGGACGTATGGGGTTCCGCAGTTGGTGCAACAAACGGGCCCGCCGTCGGTTGGGTTATGGTGAATCATGGGGTACCTCCTAGGTACGTTGGTTGTGTCATCGCCCGTAGCCACCCAGCCCGCAGGCTGGATGGCACGGGCGTCAGAGTGCGAGGTCGCGCTGCCCCTCGCACTCTGTCCGCCCCTCGCTTGGGGGGCGGTAGACGGGGGGGAGGCGGTCTTTCTCCACGCCGGCTGCTGTTAGCCGGGAGCGTTCTCGCATCGAGTTCCGGGTGAGGAGTGGTTGCTCTTCAAACCAGTCCTCGAACTCGATGTCCTCCCGGCGCTGTCGGTCAAGCGCCCGGAAGAGCGAGGTGAGGAACGCAACCTCGTAGTCGTCCGGGTGCTCGTCGCGCCGTAGCCGCCGAAAGCGATTGGCCTCTGACCGCAGGATGCGGAAGAGGGTGCGCTCGGTGAGGGGGTAGTAGTGGGCGCGGCGTGCCCTGAACAGCGGATGGTGGAACAACATCCGAAGGTCAGGGCTGGGGTAGGAAAGGTCGGTGGCTCTGGGGTAGGTCCGTCTGCTCTTGTGGTAGGGCAAGGTGGTGCTCCTTGGTAGGTGGTCAGGTCCTTCGTCTTTACAAGGGCGTAGCCCGGCTAGAAACCGGGCAGTCTGCGGGGCCGGTAGCCCGCAGGCGACCCCCCGGCCAGAGCCGGGGGGTCAAGATGCTCTGCGCTAGAACGGCGGATCGAGTGGGTCCCAGTGGCCGGTGCGTGCTGCCCAGTTGCCCGTTGCTAGTGCTGTCGCTGCGTCGTGGTGGATCGCCCAGTACCTGACGGATTCCCGGCTGTATGGGGAGCCGTCGTGGTCGAGGTAGCCGATGTAGTGTCCGGCTGCCGACCAGCACACCTGTAAAGGTGTGCCGGGATCGTCGGCACCTGTGCCGACTGTCTCGCCTGGAAGTGTCATGTTGCTGTTCCTTTCGTTGGGGTTAGAAGGGTTCGGCCTGGTCCTGGAGGTAGGCGAGACCGGCATCAGCCGGATCGCCACCGCTCACGACCCAGCCGAACCCGAACTCGGCGCGGCGTTCGCCCTCGGTTATCTCGGCGATCTCTCGGTCGCAGGCCGGGCATCGTTCCGCGCCGTCGTGGTATTCCGTCTGGTCTCCGATGCCCAAGAGGGTGGTGCATGTGGTGATGTGGTTTCCGTATGCGTTGTCGCTTGCCATGTCGTTGTCCTTTCGTTGCGGTTGTCTCACCCTCCCGTCGGCAGAGCCGACGAGAGGGGGAGGGTGGTCAGGCGCTGCCGAGGCGGTGTTGCTCGGCGATCCAGTTCGGGTCGTCGTCGTCCGGCCCGTAGTTGGCGGCGTGCGTTACGCAGAACTGCGGATCTACTTGCGGGCATGGCCCTCCAGGGCCAGGCCATCCGCATGTATCCGCAGTTGGCGGGCCGACCGGGCCGATGCCGTATTCGCTGATGTCGTATTCGCTGTCCATTCGCTGTTCCTTTCGGTTGCGGTTGTCTCACCCTCCCGTCGGCAGAGCCGACGAGAGGGGGAGCGGGCTAGCCTCGGTAGAGCGGGTCGGTGTGGTCTGCGGTTGACAGTTCCTCGATCCAGGCTTCGCGGTGAATGAAGGGGTTGCTGAGGTAGAGGTCCTCCTCGGTGTAGTTCAGTTCGCAGTCGTCGCTGTTGCATATAGCGCAAGGCATTGTCGTTGTCCTTTCAGTGGAGTTGGATGTTCATTACCCCGTAGTAGTCAATGAGCAGTGAGATTGGGCAGGGGTATTCCCTTTCGTTGCGAATGGTTGCTGGGAACTCGATGAGCACTTCGATCATTGTCTGTAGGTGGTTCCAGTGAAGTGGCTGGTCGTTGGTCGGTATCGTTATCATTGGGTCCTTCATCTTTAGGAGGGGCGTAGCCCCGCGGGAAAGCGCGTGGTCTCGCTCCGCGCCTGGAGCGAGGCGCTCTCGCCTTCGCTTGGGCGAGAGTAAGATTCGCTAGTTGCTGTCGCTAGCAGCAGCAGGGACCGGCGCCAGCCGGGCCGAGGCTCCAGCCGAGGCTTCATCCCTGGCCCTTATCGCCAAAGCGCAGTGAACCGGGGTTGCTCCAGCCCCTTGGGCTGGCCGGTTCACGCAAGAGTGAGTCACCCGGAAGAGCCAGATCCGATCCGGCGACTTGCCTGAAACGAGGAGGCCGGCGTTCTGCTATTTGCCGGTCGCTCGTTGTCGGCTGCGGGAGCAGTCGCGAAGGTGAGGCGCACAAGCAGGCGACCGAGGGGCGAGACACGCTTGCGTGGCGAAGCGGTTGACTGCGGTAGGTGAAGGAGTCTGGTCCGGGTGGCGAGAGCGGAAGCGGTGGGATGCGGGTGCGGAACTAGGAGATCGTTAGTCGCTGGCAAGGTGTGGCAAGCCAGAGGCTCGGCCCGCGCGTAGCGTGGGAGGGAGAAGGGCTGTCATTTCACGGCTTGGTTGCTGTGAAATGTGGCATACCGTAGACAGTAGACTTCGATCTCTCAAGCGTGCTCGATGGCGAAGCCGCCAATGTATTCATGGCGGCCCTCCGGGCCGACGCCCCTCAGGGCGTCGTGCTTCGTACGCGCTGTTCCTGACGGTGCGCAGCCGATGGGGCCGGACCCGTGGCCTATCCCCTAGAGGCTCGACGCCCGCGCCGCTTGCGGTGGCGGGTGGATGAGAGAGGGGAGAGGCCATGCTCATTGGGGTCCGGTTCCAAGCCGGAGGCGTAGGTAGGTTCGGGGCGATCGCGCGAAGAGACTCGGCATCCGGGTGCGTAGCACACGGCAAATGTCCTGGTCCGAGTGGGCGAGGACCTGCCTAGTCCTTCGTGACTGGCTGCTTGCAGCCTCCGATCGGTGCCGTCCCCGTGCGGCACGGACCCCGAAACCTCCCGTCCAGGCCGAACCCGAGGGCACGAGGGTTGACCCCGCTACGAAAGCCGGGCTCTGTTCACCGGCTTGAGGCGGGCGGCCACGCCGTAGTCGATCGAGCAAGTGCCGGCAGGTCTCCGCGGTGTAGTCGTTGCGGAGGTACGACGCTTACGAATACTCCGAGGAACAAGCGTAATCGAGTGCAGCGTGTGGAGCAGAGCAAGACGAAGGTCGGTCCCTGTGCACATAGAGAGGACTCTCTGATAGCAGGGTGACGCCGACGGATTAGGGAGGAGGTTAGACCTGCGGTGTGAGTGACGGCGCAGCCGGCGCGAGTGGAATCAGTGAGTCCTCTGTGCACGTCGTTCGCTAATCACTGCTGCTGCTGAGGACCGAGAAGGGGTGCGTCGCTCGAAGCCGAGGATCTCCTCCCCGAGGCGGCCGCCTGCCGACCCCGCATTCATGGGGTCGGACGCAAGGGTCGCCGTTGACCGGAGGCTTCAGCCGGAGGTCTGAATGTCGGCGACGTGAAGCGGTTGAGCCGGAGGCGAGACCAGGATCGAGGTGCTAGCACCCCACTCCCTGCCAGGATGCCGACGCCAGGCGTAGCCGCCTCGCTTGGCGGTTCGACCCGCACTCATGGGTCGGACGTGGCGTTGGAAAGGCAGGGATCGAGGGCCGAAACCTGTCGCTAACCCTCAGAGATTGCCCCACCCAGGCAAGGCGCGGAGCGCCGCAGGTGTAGGTGGGGTCGAGGTGCGCACCGCCGAGTTCTCCAAAGCGTGCGCGCTGTGCCCAGAGGCTCGACACACACTCGCTTGTGTGTGGTGAGAAGGGGCGCAGAGACCAGCGCACAAGAGAGATACTTCGGAGCCGCCAAGGCGCGTAGCGCCCAGGCTCTTCCGAGGAGATCGCTCCAATCCGAGGTAGTCGCTGGTCATTGGCGGGCGGATTGCAGAGGCTCGACACACGCGCAAGCGTGTGATGAGAGGCAAGCCAGCCGTGTCCTATGGGGTGAGGGGTCGCGGAAGCGGCTCCGTCCCGGTGGTGGGGGTGAGCCACACTCAGTTGTGTGGCGAATGGTTGATGCAGGGGCCCGAACAAGTCCACTAAGAATGCCGGCCAGAAACCCCAAGGCTGCGCACTTAGGCCAAGGCTCTTCTCACTTGGCCGTTCAGGGTAGATCCCTTAGGCCAAGGCTCTGTTCACTTGGCCGTTAGTGGTCGCGCGCTTAGCCCCAGGCTCTTCTCACTGGGGCGTAGAGGTCGCGTGCTTAGGGCCAGGCGTAACTCAC